GACGGTTCGGTACTAGCAGGCCAAGAAGATTGAAATACTGTAGCCCCACCCGAACCCCCATCTTTAAGTACTAAAGAACCTGCAGTGGCTGCTGGGGAAATTAAAACCCCTTTAATCCGCGCAGGCCCCCCAAAAATAGTACCGTCATTAATTCGGTACGTACTTTTTACATCGGTTTGCATACCCATGGGGGCCTCCTAATTAGGACGGTGTAACAGCGCCAGTGCCGTCAGCCAAAACCCAGTTACTGGTTGCGTTAGCGCCAACAGCGACATAGATATAACTGTTGGTTGTTTCAAAAACAATCGTTCCAGCAGCCTTGCCAGCGGTATTTACTGAATCAGTAGCATCAGCCAGTTGAGTTGCAGTTACTGTGCGGAGTTGAATGTAACCAGCGGTTGCGTCTACGTTGCCAGTCACGGTTCCGGTTACGTTACCAGTAACAGCGCCAACAAAGCCATTGGTCGAAGTAACTGGGCCGGAGAAGGTGGTCGAAGCCATTTGAACTTCCTTTCGTGTAGTAGCACATGCCCGTACTGTCTCTACTAAGTCTGCCAAGCCAGTCTGTACGGGTAAAAATCTTGGTACCTAAATAATACTCAATAAAACACAAAGGGGGAAGATTTCTCCTCCCCCTTTGTTACTGCTTAGGACGCTCCGGGCGAACCGAAGATACCAAGCGGATCAGACCAACCAAACGAATAACGCTCGCGGGCCTTGTACCGCACGTTGCCTGTGTCGAAGTCTCCGTCCATGGAAGTACTCATGGGAGTACGGATGAAGTGCTTCAGACCGTTAGGCACGTCGGTGGTCAGGTACCAGCCGTTCGTATCCGTCAGGAAGTGGTTAACGGTGTAACCCTCAGGGATCGAACCGTTGTTCTTCAGCGCGTTGATGTCGTTATCAGCCGTACCAACACGGAGTTCCGTGTCAAGCAGACGGGTTGCAACGAACATCAGTGCAGGAGGAACAATCAACTTGCGGGGCTTGGCTGCGATCAGCAGGCCACGCTCGTCCGTCCACGCAGCGATCTGAATAACGGCGGCTTCAAGAGAAGTCTCGTTCAGGTCGGCAGGTGTACCGGGTTCGTTGGAGTTGACTCCACCAGAAACCAAGGGGTGAGCAGTCGAGAACAACTCAACGCCGTCGCCACCGGGGTAGGACGAGTTAAAGCCGTTGTTCAGGATATTCGCAGCCTTGACTTGCTTGGTGTAAGCCATAGCACGGGCCAGAGCCTTGGTATAACGAGCCGAGAGGCTGTCATACAGGTTGTCTTCGATCGCCTCTTCAGTGATCGAGAAGCCCAGAGCAATCGTCTCATGGCTGTAACGAGCAGAGAAAGCCTCTTGCGCGTTGTCATAAGCGATGGCAGAGCCTTCGTTTTTCACTGGAGCAGCGGAGAAGCCGGACAACTTGACTTCTTCCTCGAAGGAACGCTCGGAGGTCTCCGTTACAAAGATCTCTTTGTGCTCTTCACCGTAGCGGTTGTACTCCATACCAAACAGGGCATTAAGTCCTGGGAGGAGTTCTTTCAAAAGTTGTGCGCGTGAGATAGCCATTTATTTGCTCCTTATGCTACGGCGGCAGCAGTAGTATAGGTATGGACGCCAATATTAAACTTGACGACCACTTCCGTATACGAGCCAACCGTATTAGTTGTTTCAGGGATCACGTCGATCACACGCACGGGAAGCGTAGTGGCTGTGCCAGTTGAATTCAAAACGGCAACGCGGGAATCACCGTTAAGGGTGTTTCCAGAGTTCTGCACGAGTGCAGCGTTTTGACCCACAGCAGCACGGGTAAGACCACTAATAGCGGTAGAACCGGTTGCGCAAACTGCGACTTGGTACAACTGATCGGGATCGTCTTGCACATATGCAAAGGTAGTCGAGCCGGTGATCGGGCCGTCATAGAACTGAGCATAAGTGGGTTGCTTGGTGGTGGGATTGACGTATGTAACGCCAAGGAATACACCAACAACATTGGAAGCGGTGTCGGTGGTCGTCACCTTCTCCAGAGTACCTGCTGTGTTCAGGGCTACAACGTCACCGTAGAAGATGTCGGTAGCAGAACCAGAGGCAATCGGGATTTGGCGAGTTTGACCAGCATACACCTGCCCACCGACCAAATTGATCGGGCGAAGGCCATAAGGCCCTGCAAGAGTAGGATAAGCCATCGTTAAACTCCTTAAAAGTTATTTGCCACGTCCGAAAGTGACCTCCGCACGCTTCTCACTAAAGAGTGGCATGCGAGCGTCGTTTTCTCTCATAAAGTTGTTGTCCACGGACCTCATCTGTTGATCAGCCATGTTCTCGTAGTAACGATTACGCTTCTCAACATTTTCTTCGAGGTTCTTGCACAACATAAGGCCACCAAATAAAACTAATCCAGTCTTCGGGGCGGATCCTTCGAGGCCCAAATCAAGAAGCAGTTCAGGATGATCCTCAGCCTTCACCGGTACCCACCCTTCACGACGGCGCATCGAAACGTTACGCGCATCATCCAGACCCATCACTGAGGTACGAATCCATCTGAATTTGTACCCGTCCTGAGGATCGGGGGTTGGTATTTGACTCGGAGGTGCCCATGCCTCAGCACTGATTTGATGTTCACGGGACTCCAACTCACGGCTCATTCGATTTTGGTTACTCATCACTGACTCCTTCCATTAACAGCAGCCCATTGTCTTGCGTACTCCTCCAGAGGTACTCCTAGTTTCCGTGCAACAGCCGCGCCACCGGGCGGGATCTTGACGGTCTTTGGGGAAGCACTTCTAGAAGCCGGAGCAACCACAGTGGATTGCTGTCTTACAGGTTGAGATTGTTGCCTTGTGTCCTCAAACCGGTCAGGAAAGAGTTCACGGAGGCGTTCATCCATTCGCCTGTAGTAATCATCCGTACGAGGGTCTACGCCTTCTCGCATGAGTTTTTTGTCCACAGCATAGGCAACTGCCGTCATCTCATCATCTGCTCCGAACCAATTCTTATTCCGTTCGTACCACGCTTCGGCTTTAGGATCGGGCCTCGGCACAGATGGACTTGAAGCAACTTCTTGCTGTACAGGTTGATTATATACAGCAGTTTCAGCCCTTTGTAAAGGAGGGGTGCGGGTTAGTTCTTTTTTCTCAGAAATAATCTCAGCCATTTTTAACTGGGCTTGGATCATTCCATCGGAGTCTCCCCCTTCGTAGGCTTCTTTATAAGCCTTCTGCGCAGCCGCCATTTCTGTGTCTAATTTAGATTTGACAGTATCTGCGTAAAGAGACGAACCCTGCTGAAGCACATTCTGAAGGCGTTTGTTTTCCTCTGAAGCCGCCTGTGCATAACGAATAGCCTCTTCTTGCTCCTGTTGGATTTGCAGGCGCATGGCCCGCTCTTCCTCCAACTGGCGCTTGAGTTGGCTATATTCGTCGTCTTTGTCGGACTTATATTGGTTTAGTTCGTCCGCATCAGCAGCAACTTCAACCTTGGGTGCTTTACGAGGAGCCTGCTCTTCCTCTTCCACCTCAAAATCAAAGTTGTCGCTGGATGCGGCTTTCTTCAGGACTTGGGTTTCTTCGGGCAAACCATCAGGCCCTAGCCCCTCATCCTCCTGCTCCACGCCATTAATCAGCGTTCGCATTTTGTTCGTTGCCATAACTCCTCCTTATGCTCGGGTAAACCCTGACGGGTCCTGAATCACACCCTCTACGGTGTCATCGTTAATCATCCGAAACTCATGCCCCCCAATACTGAAACGGGTGCCTGAATACGAACGCATCATTACAAAGTCACCAACTTCGCACCAAGGACCGCTAGGGAACTTACTCGGGTCTTTGTATGCTTCATCACCCATGGCTACAACCAGACCAATATTTGCTGCAATTTCTTCAGCGTTCTTGGTTGCGGTCGGCAGGATAATTCCTGAGTTAGAGGTTTTCTCCTCAAACACAGGCATGGCGATTAAGACTTTCCAGCCTTTAGGCACGGGCAGTGTATGAGAGGACAGCGCCTCCGCCACTTTCTTCTTGGTTTCTTCGACGTTGGGTACGCCAATTCCTCTAATCATCTAAGTTTTCCTTTCTTGCTCTATT